AAAATGATAAAGCAATGTACTCCGTGGATGCTTTACTACAAAATGATATATGGCAACAATTAACTTATGGTGCAACATTAGAGCAACCCGGGTTTGATATAGTAAATGGTTATCCTTTTAGAGCTAAAGCAGATATACTCGGAGCAGATTACGTTGCTGATTTGAAAACTTGTTCAGATCTAAAAGCTTTTCCATATAGCGCTCGTAAGTACAACTATGACGTGCAAGTGTATTTGTATTGTTCAATATTTAAAGTACCATATAATAAATTTTTCTTTTTTGTTATTGATAAAAGTTCAGGAGACTTAGGATATTACAATGTTAGTGAGGAGTTTTATAATTCAGGTAAAGAAAAAGTAGAATATGCTTTAAGAGTTTATGAAACATATTTTGTGAAACAAGAACAACAATTAAATGAATATATAATAAAAGGGACATTATGACGGAAGCAACAAAAATAGCAGAATATATTAAAGAGATATCTAATATAGATCCATTCAAAAATACTCGTAAAAGAAAAAACATAGAAATAAGATCATTACTTACATTTATGTTAAGACACCATTGCGGTATGAAGTTTAAAGAAATAAAAGTGTTTTATGAAAACCACGGTAAATCATACGATCACGCAACAGCTATATATAGCTTGAAGGCTTATGAAACACATAGAAGATACAACCCTTTATTAGATAAATACTTTGATTTAACTTTATTAAAACTAAAAGACAAATCAAGGTTACAAAAAGCTTTAATAAATCACATAATAGATAACACACTTGAAAAAGATTTAAAGAAAGTTTTAAAATTAGTAGACAGTTTACCTCAAAAAGTTAACAACACTAAAGATCACGTAATAGCGGGAACAGAATGAAGCAAAAGAAGTTTACACAAATACAAAGAATAAAAAGATTAGAGAATATAGTAAGCCAAATCTATATGAGTGTTGAGGTAATTAAGAAACAGCTTGACAAAAAAGAAGAAAAGTAACGTTATATATTTGATTAATCAAAGTTTTTCAAAATGTACAAATTAGAGAATAGAGGAGGTAGAAGATTAGGCGCAGGTAGAAAACCTAAAGCTGATGAGCTTAAGTTAGTTGAGAAATTAGATAATGTAATTGACAACGAAATAGCTTTAAAGAAATTAGGCGAACTAATAGCTAAAGGCGACATACGAGCAATACAAATCTACTTTAACTATAGATACGGAAAGCCAAAAGAAAAGATAGACATAAACTCATCAGAGGGTCTTAACATTAGCTTTAAAGACTTAATAAGATTTAAGTGATAGACATAAACCCTAAATACCAAAAGTTAGGTAACGACACAAGGTATTACATAATCACAGGGGGTAGAGCTTCAGGTAAATCATTTTCTGTAAACCTAATGCTTGTATTACTAACATACGAAGCAAACCACACAATACTATTTACTCGTTATACATTAACCTCAGCTTATGTTTCAATTATACCTGAATTTATTGAGAAAATAGAAATGTTAGATAAGTTCGATGACTTTCACATAACTAAAGATGAGATTATTAATTTAAAATCAGGAAGCAAGATAGTATTTAAAGGAATCAAAACCTCATCAGGAGATCAGACAGCAAACTTAAAATCTATTACAGGTGTTACTACTTGGGTATTAGATGAGGCAGAGGAATTAACAGACGAGGGTACGTTTGATAAGATAGACCTTACAATAAGAGAAACTAAAAACCAAAACAGAATTATACTTATTCTCAACCCTACAACTAAAGAGCATTGGATATATCAAAGATTCTTTGAGGATAAAGGAATACAAGAGGGAACTAATACAGAGAAAGACAACACTACCTACATACACACTACTTATCAGGACAACATAACTAACTTAAGTAAATCATTCTTAAAGCAAATAGACGACTTGAAAATAAGACGACCACTAAAATACAAGCATGTAATTATGGGTGGATGGTTAGATAAAGCTGAGGGTGTTATATTTAATAATTGGACTATCGGTAAATTTAAAAGAGTAGGTGTAAGTGTATGGGGTCAAGACTACGGATTCTCCAACGATCCTACAACGCTAATAGAAACTAATATAGACACTTCTAACAAACGAATATATCTTAAGGAATGCTTTTACTTACCAAGCCTTACAACAAGCCAAATAACACGCTTAAATGAGCAACACGCAAAAGGTGGTTTAATAATAGCTGATAGTGCAGAGCCTCGACTAATAAGTGAGATACGAGCAAAAGGTTGTAATGTAAAACCAAGCGTAAAAGGGCAGGGTAGTGTAACCTACGGAATATCACTCTTACAAGACTATGATCTAATAATAAGCGACGATAGTATAAACCTTGTTAAAGAACTAAACAACTATTCTTGGTTAGAAAGAAAGTCTAACACACCTATAGATAAGTTTAACCATTTGATAGATGCAGTAAGATACGCTGTGAGCTTCCAACTACAAAACCCTAATAGAGGTAAATACACAATAAGGTAAATGTTAAAGAAATGTTAAAATTATGTTAAAGTCTATATATAGTATTGTTTTATTAACATTTGTTTGTATATTAGCTGTATAAATGCTCATTAACATATTGAATTAATAAGGACACTTGCTGCTCGGTGAAATTGATACGAGGTTAAACAACAAGAGTGTGAAACAGGTTGAAAGAGAGCCTGAAAGTTTGAAAAGTGGTTTTAAGAAAGGTTTAGGGTTAACGACCTAATATCCCAAAGGGGAGAATAGTCAAAAGTACGACAGCTTAAATAAAACATAATAGACAGCTTACATTAGCAAAGGACAGGAAGAAGTTTCCTATAAAGAGATAACGTCAAGATAACCAACCTGACAGTTGGGAGGTATTAGAAAGTGTCAGCTTTCTTGTTACAGAAAAGCGTAGCTACCTAAGGTTTCGCCTAACTTATTAATTTTAATATAACCCTTACAGAAATGTAGGGGTTTTTTTATGCTCTAAAACTTTATTTTTTTACGTTATATATATATGAAAGTAGAGGTTTATATTCCTGATACTCTTAGCGAGATTACTTTAGGTCAATATCAAAAGTATCTAAAGATACAAGAGAACAACGAAGATGAGAACTTCTTAGCTATTAAAATGATAGAAATATTTTGTGGACTAAGAGGCGATACAATAATGGCTATGAAAGCTAACAGCATTAAAGACATAACCCTTATACTTACAGAAATGTTTAATGAAAAACCTCAGCTTGTAAAAGAGTTTAAAATGGGTGGCAGAAATTATGGCTTTGTACCTAAGTTAGAGGATATGACATTTGGAGAGTATATCGACTTAGATACATACATAGGAGACATGAATAATATACATAGAGCTATGAATGTTCTATATAGACCAATGAAACAAAAATATCAGGACAGGTATCTTGTTGAGGACTATACAGGAGAAGATCCTGAGAAAATGTTAAATATGCCAATGGACGCTGTACTTAGTTCCATACTTTTTTTTTACAATTTAGGGATGGACTTGTCGAAAGCTATGCTGAACTCTTTGGAGAAAGATCAGGAAACGAGCTTAGCTCAGTATCTAACTTTGGAAGAAAGTGGGGATGGTATCAATCACTTTTCGGTCTCGCTCAAGGAGATATTAGAAGATTTGAAAATATCACTAAACTAAATGTACACACCTGTCTTTACGCTTTGAGTTTTATGAAAGAAAAAGCAGAGGTAGAATCAAAGAATATAAAAAGTAAATTTAATAGATGAGCAATCAAGGAGTAAGAGGCTATTACCAAATAACAGACACTATTAAGACTAATCTCTTAACAGATGAGAATGTCAATACTGTAACAACAGGCGATATATTTGACATAGACTTATCCAAGCAAACAATATTTCCTCTAAGCCATATAATAGTAAACAACGTAACTATACAAGAACAAGTCCTCAACTTTAACATTACAGTAATGTGCATGGATATAGTAGATCAATCTAAGGATGAGGTAACAGATGTATTTAGAGGCAACAACAACGAG